GCCGGAGCAGAGGGAGAGGCCGAAGAGGCATGCGTCTCCGGCTCCGGAAGCGCGTCCGGAGGAAGGTAAAGCCAGGTCATGCATGTCACGCGGCGGTCTTGCGCTTTCGCGCGGGTTCGGGGGCGGCGTCCGTGTCCGGCGTATCGGCCGGGGCGCCGGCGTCGTTGCCGAGCCGCTCGGTTCTCACCTCGGCGAAGGTCCGACCGTCGCCATCGAGGATTGCCTCGCGCCCCGTGTCGGCCTGCCAGCGTTCGACGGCGACATCGACATAGGCGGGGCTGATTTCCATTGCGAAGACGCGGCGGCCGTTGGCCTCGCCCGCCATGATCTGAGAGCCGGAGCCGGAGAACGGCTCGTAGCAAAGCCCGCCGCGGGCGACGTGCTGGCGCATCGGGATGCCGAACGCGTCGAGCGGTTTCGGCGTCGGATGGTCGGGCCGCTCGTCCTTGGCGAAGGACGGCATCTCCCAGGTCGAGGGCAGCGTCTGCTCGGCGACCTTCGGCGGGCGGTTGGGGCGGCGCCAGCCCATGAAGCAGGGCTCATGCTTCCAGAGGTAGTGCGACCGCGTGAGTACCCCGCGGTCCTTCACCCAGATGATCTGCTGGTGGACAAAGGCGCCCGCCTTCTCCCAGCAGGCCTCGAGCATCGCCTGGCGGCGGGAAGCGTGCCAACAATACCAGGCGGCGTCCTCGGTGATGGCCTCGGCCACGGCCGCCGAGATGAAGCCGTCGTAGAGTTCCGCGCCCTGCGAGCTGTCGTCCCAGGTCGTGCCGTAGGAGGCGGACCAGTCCTTGTTCCGCGTCGGGTGGTTCGAGCCGTCGTAGTCGACGAGATACGGCGGATCGGTCGCGAACAGGATCGCCCGCTCGCCATTCATCAGGCGGCGGACATCGGCCGCGCTGGTGCTGTCGCCGCAGAGCAGCCGATGGTCGCCGAGGATCCACAGATCGCCCGTCCGCGACGCCGGATTGCGCGGCGGCTCGGGGATGGTCACCGGGGGCACGCAGCCCCCGGCGCCACCTTCTTCACCGTCGTCTTCCGCGACGTAGGCCAGCAGCTTGTCCAGTTCGCCGTCGGAAAACCCGACCAGCGACAGGTCGAAGTCCTCGGCAAGCAGGTCGTTCAATTCGGCCGACAGCAGCGCCTCGTCCCAGGTGCCGAGTTCCGTCAGCTTGTTGTCCGCGATCCGGTACGCCCGGCGCTGCGCCTCCGTCAGATGCCCCAGCACAATGACCGGCGCCTCGGTCAGCCCGAGCTGCGTCGCGGCCAGCACGCGCCCATGCCCTGCGATCAGCCCGCCGTCCTCGCCGACGAGGCAGGGCACGGTCCAGCCGAACTCGGCCATGCTGGCGGCGATCTTGGCGACCTGGTCCGCGCCATGCGCCTTCGCGTTCTTTGCGTAGGGTTGGAGCTTGGCCAGCGGCCAGGTTTCGATCCGCTCGGGGGCGAAGCTCAGCGTCATGGGCGGGCGGTTTCCGATGTTCAGGTGGATGTTGGCCGGACTCCGGACACTGGATGCCGGGCTGGACTCCACGCAGGGTCCAGCGGCATCCAGGGTATCCGGCCAGAGGGCCAGCGTTCATTGGGGTTAGTGCGGGAGGCGAGTGGATCCGGATTCTGGCTGGCTTCCCAAAAATCCGGCCCTGTCGCTGGCGAAGTCCCGCGCTTCGCCCGCCAGCATACGAATGTTGCGCAGAAGGAACCGCGAACTCGGCCGAGGGGCTTGCAAGCGGCGGACAGCGGCCCGCAAGGAAAGGATCAGCGCCTTTCCTTTTTCAACGGACCTGCCAACGAAAGGATGGTTTCGCTCGGGACCGCGCCGCGCGCGTCTCTCCCGAGTATATCCACTTTCTAGCCCGGGAGAGGCGTTTTTGTCTGCGCGAAAACCCTCTACACGAGACTTTCCTACAGGCTGCGCGCCAGCTTGATGATCTCGAGGATCGGCAGTTTCCGGTTGAAGGGCTGCCTGTTGAGGTTGAGCGCGATCAGCGACAGCCCGTAGCGCCAGTGCTGATGCGCAGCGGCGTGGCAGAGACCGACGTGCCAGCAGATGTTCTTCCAGCGCTCGTCATGCGCCTTCATCCAGACGATCTTGCCGTCGATGGGCTCGAGGCAGTTCGTCCAGGTCAGCGTCTCCTCCATCCGCGCGATGTCCCGCGGCGAGGGCGAGACGCGCATGGGCTTCGGCTCCTGGCCCACCTTGTCGGCAAAACCGTGGACGATCTCGGGCCATGTGCTGAAGTATCCGTTGCGCCGGGGCTCGGGCAGACGGCGCAGGATCATTCCGGATTCGGCGAGCCGTGCCTCCACGTCGGCTGGTGTCCAATGGGTCATTTCCTCACCTCTCGTTGTGTTGGGCGCGCGCCATAGAGACGCTCGCCGAGTTGCCTCACCAGCTCCCGCTCAGGCCAAGTAAGTCTCTGGTCGTCAAGGGAAACTGCGAACACGCGTTGCTCCTTCCAGCCGTCGCGCTTGACCTGTTCGGGGTCGCGGCGCTCGCCGCCATAGCCACGGGGAAACCGCCTCATTGCAGGCCCCCCTTGGTCTCCAGCGCCCAGAGCAGAATGGCGATGGCGTCAGCCTCGTTGTCGTCGGCGGGGCTGAAACCGCGGGCGCGGGCCGCGGCAATCATCGCCTCCTTGGGAGCGTTGCCCTTGCCGGTGGCGTGGCGCTTGATCGTGCCGACAGGGACGCCCTCGTAGGGAATGCCGCGGAGTTCGGCCCATGCGGTCAGCGTGGCCATCAGCCCGCCATAGACATGGGCCGCGTCGGTGGCCGCGTGGCGGCGGACCTCCTCGAACCAGATCGCCGCGACGGGCCCAGACAGGCGGTCGATCTCGGTCAGCCAGTTGGTGAAGCGGAGATACCGCATGCCGCCACCGTCGAAGCGGCCCGGGCGGAACGACACCGTGCCGGAGGTGATCAGCCCGTCGATGCCGTGCAGCGCCCAGCCCGTGGCGGTGCCGAGGTCGAGCGCCAGCATCGCGCGGTTGGCCCGGACAGCGGGCGGCAGATCGGGGATTGCCTCGCGGCAGTGTGTGGCGAGAGTCATGTCAGCCATGGGTGGTCTCCTCTTCTGGTTGGCTGCTCGGGTGGAAGACGACGGCGGTCTGGTGCTTGGCGGTACGGGGTCGCCGTCGTCGGATCGGAAGGTTGGCGCGTGGGCAGGCATCGCGCGCGAAACCCCTGGGGGTGGGCGTGGGAGAACCCGCCTGCGGCGTTCTCCCCCCACCCCCGTAGGGGGTGGTTTCACCCCCGAAACTGGAAAACCGCATCAACACACTGACGGGCATAGGGAATTCCAGTTGCGGGGGTGCGCTTGCGGCTGACCCCGCCGAAACTGGGTGCAGCGTAGCCGTTGCGGTCCGAGCGCAATCCTGAAGAGGCAGTTTCGGAAGCGGGCCGAAACTGGCCACATCGGATGCATGCGCGCTTCTGCGTGAGGGTGGCGGGGCAGTTTCGGCAAGGCCCCGCATCTGGGTCAAACTGGTCCCTGCGCAATTCTGCGCGGAACGATCTGCGGGGGCGATCATGGCCGTTCCCCCTCCGGATAGACCCAGACCTGAGGGTTCTCGACCTCGAGCAGCGCCCCGGTCTGCGGCGATTTGTAGTGGGTGGGCAGCACTGCGATGCTGGCGGGGGTGACCTCTCCGGTCGCCGGATCGACATCCTCGCCGTCCGTGGGCATGACCATCCCCTCGACGCAGAGGTATCCGAAGCGCGAGCGCGAAGGCCCGAGGCCGTAGGGCGCGCCGTCGCGGATGAACTTGATGGCGCCCTTGGTGGCCTGCACCGCGATCCGGTCGCGGATCGTGTCCTTGCCACCCAGACCGCCCTTGTTCTCGAAGGCCTCAGCGAACTGGTTGATGGTGTAGAGCCGACCCTCGGCCGCCTCCTCGAGCAGGATCGAGAGGATCACGTCCCGCTTGCGATCGCGCTCGGCGTCATGCTTCACGCCGACTTCGGGGCGCACAAGCCGCTCGTTCATCGGGTTGATCTCGACCCATGTGCCCTTGACCTTGTCGACTAGCTTCGCGGGCAGCGCGGGGCCGTTGCGCAGCTCGATCTCGAGGCGGCGCTGGGTCGAGTCCTCCTCGGGCCGGTGCAGGATCAGGCCGGTGGTGTAGAAACCTCGGAGCGCGCTGGCACCAGAGAGCGCAAGGAACGGATCCTCCTTCACCTGGTGCTTCGAGAGCTTCTTGGTGTGGTGGACGAGGATCACGCCGCAGTCCGGGTTGACGTGGTCGCGCAGCACCTCCACCCGGTCCTTCAGGAAGAACATCATCGCAGCGTTGTCGTTCTCGCCGCCGCCGTCGGGGCCGCCGTCGAAGAGGTTCCGGATCGGGTCGATGCAAAGGATGTCGAGAGCTTCGTCGGGGAACGCGGCCCTGATCGCCTCAGCCACCCGCGCGCTGCCCTCGGCATCGAGCAGCATGCGCAGCTTCGGCGTGACGACCAGGTTGTCGCGCGCGTCGGCGATCAGCTCGGGCGGCAGGCCGATCTGCTGCATGCGTTCGCGCAGGTAGTGATACTGGATCTCGGCCTGCAGGTAGAAGATCCGCAGCGGCCGGGGCGGGGTGAAGCCGAGGAAGCGCACGCCCGCCGCCATGTGCACGAGCAGTGCGATCAGCAGGTCGCTCTTGCCCACCTTGGGCGCGCCGCCCAGCACTAGGAGCCCGCCCGGCGTCAGCACGCGCGGGCCGATGATGTCGTCGGGCATCGGGCTCGTGTCATCGAGCAATGCGCCGAGAGTGAAGGTCGGCAAGTCCGTCTGCGTGGGCGCTCCGCTGTCGAGGCGGATCAGCGGCGGCCCGTGCCGCTTGATGTGCAGCTCCCACAGCCGGTTTGTCTCGCGCTTCAGCCGGTCGAGCGGCCATGACGGGCGGAGCATCGCAGCGTTGTAGCCGCAGATCGCCGTCCAGCCCTCGTCCATCGACATCCGGCCCTCGTGGACTAGCCGCAGGAAATAGCCGATGGCGGCCGAGGCGCCCTCGAAGCGGGACCAGTCGTCCGTGCCGCCCTCGCGCACCGGGGTCACCAGCACGTCGTCGATGGCGGGTTTCTCGCGGGGTTCGGCCGTGGCCATGCCGACGCCGGGCATGGGCGGCATGTCGGTGACGCGCTCAGCCATCTCGGCGAGATCGACCTCGCGCTCTGTCGCCTCGCGGATCTGCACCAGCCGGGTGAGCCCGCCCTTGTGATAGACGGTGCCGGGCACGCGGATCGGCTGGTGGGCCGAACGGAAATGCGTGTCGCCGCCCACCTTCAGCGCGATCTCGCCACGAAGCTGGCAGAGCCGGGCGAGATCGGCACCCTCCGCGGGTTCGGTCAGCTTCCACCAGACATGGAGCTTGGTCGCGCCCTCGGGCGTGCGCCCGCCGCTCTCGACGGTGAGCGTCGGGCGCCCGAGGTGGTGGACCAGATGATCAAGCTTGGCCGGGATGTCGCCCGAGTCGAGATCGACCACGAGGCTTTGCATCTGCAGGACATCCGCGGCGCGGGCCTGGCCCGTTTCCGCGACAGTGCCGGGGATGACGTAGACCGCAGCCCCCTCGCGCGCGGCCCAGCCGGCGAAGGTGGCGAGCTTCTCGGGCGCGGTGGCGTCCGCCTCGATCCAGATGTTGTGCGGCCGGCCATCCTTGCCCTGACCCTTGTCGACGAAACCGCGAACCGGGATCAGCCCGTCGGAATAGCCAAAGACCACATCGACGAAGCGCGCGATCTGGCCCGCGTCCGGTTCGACCGCGAAGGGATCGGCCAGAGGTGCCGCGTCGTTGAAATCCCGCCAGGGATTGAAATGGATGATGTTGTCGTCGCTCATGCCGGCAGGCTCCAGCAGCGCTCGGCCCACGGGCAGAACCGGCATTCGAAGAAGTCGCGATTGGCGGCGATGCGCGGGAGCAGCTCGCCCGCGTCGGTCGCCCGCAGGATCCGGACGCCGCGGTCCGACATGCGCTGCGCGAGGTCGGCATCGAAGGGCACGAGCTCGTGGTGCAGCTCGGCCGTGTCCTTGTTGATCGCGGTGAACAGCGCGGGGTTCGCGCTGATGCCAGGCACCGTCGCTTCCATGTAGGCTTGGTAGAGCGCGATCTGCGCGGCATAGACCGGCTTCGCGACGGTCACGCCCTTGGCCACCGTCTCGCGCCAGTTCTTCGCGTTCATCGTCTTGCACTCCCAGAGCGCCGGGGTGCGCAGCCCCAGCGCCGCCGGGGCCTCGGCGACGATCCCGTCGACATGACCGCGGATGCGGCCCCCGGCGACCGAGAAGCCGAACTGCTCGCCGTCCGGGCGGTTGCCCTTGCGGGTGTAGAGATCGAGCCCCACCGCCCGCAGCCAGCGGATGGCGAGATCCTCGAGCTGGTGCCCGATCGCGAAGATCCGCAGCGACCGGCCGGAGAAGTCTTGGCCCTCGTCCTTCGGAGCGCCCGCGAATTCGAACTGCAGCGCGCGCTCGCAGGCGTGCCCAAGCCGAGACGCGCCCAGATAGTCGCGCGGCGGCGTTGCCGCGCGGTCGGTTTCGAGCGCGGCATCCACGGCGGCGTTGATCCGCTCGCCCGTAGAGGGCCGCTTGTTGAAGTCCAGCATCAGAACGGGATCTCCGACTCCGCGGCGATCTCGGCCATCTCGGCGCAGAACGCCTCGATGGTGGTGACGATCAGCCGGTGCATGTCGTTCTGCGTCAGCTGGCCCAACGGCCGGTCCCAGCCGATCCGCTCCATCTCGGGGGCGAGCGCGCGCATGACGGCGGGTAGCGCCTGAGTCTCCTCTTCGGTGAAATCGACCATGCTCAATCCTCTCTTTGCTTTGCGGGTGAAGGCCGCCTGGCAGCCCATGGAGCAGAACCAGCGGCGGGTGCGGGTTGGGCGCGGACGGTAGGGATCGAACCAGCCAAAGCCGCGGGTGCGCGCGGTGCAGACAGCGCAGAGCACTGGGCGCGGATGCCAGAGGCGATCACGGCCCGGTCGATCCGCAGCCTCTGCGGGCGGGGATGAGACTTGCGCGACATCGTTCACGCCGCCCTCCGCTCGGGCGCGGCCGACATCACGAGCCGCCGGATGTCGCGCCGATTGAACTGGAAGGTGATCAGCGCAGACGCCCGGTAGCGGGTGAGCCCGTAATCCTGCTGCTGTTCGGACGAGAGGTATTGCAGCTGTTTCTCCGTCGGCGGCTGGGTCAGCCAGCGCTTCGACTTGAAGGCGCTCTCGTCGCTCTCGTGGGTGTTCAGCCAGTCGTCGGCCCGCGCGAGGCAGACGGTGCGATCGCCGACCCCAAGAAGGCAGGTCGGCTGTCCCTTCGCCCCGCCCACGGCATGCCAGCGGCCCTCGAGGAAGAATACGCCGCCCCAGGCGCCGAACCCGCTCGCCATGAGCGCGGCGTCGTCGCCGAATAGGTCTTCCCAGGCGAAACTCGACCGATTCAGGAGGTCGATCTCGGACATGACGAACCCGGACAGGCTGCCGGTCCCGGCCTCCTGGCTTTGTGCCTCGTCCGCGGGCTCGACCAACAGCTCGCCGCAGAGCGGGCATTCGCGGGAGCCAAGAGGAATGTCGGCGGCGCAGGCCGGGCAGGTCTTCGTCGGCGCCTCGCCCAAGGGCGTGTGGCCGTCGAGATCGACGTCCTGTTCCAGCGTGCCGTGGGTCAGGCTCGACGTCCCGAAATCCAGCACGATGCAGTCGGTCTTGACGATGCCGGGATGCTCGGCCGGATCGACGGTGCGCAGGCCGCGCCCGACCATCTGGATCATCGTGGACTTGTAAGAGCTCGGCCGCAGCAGGACAACGCAGGAGGTCGGCGGGTGATCCCACCCCTCGGTCAGCACCGCAACATTGACGACGACCCGGACGCGACCGGCGGCATAGGCGTCAAGGATCCCCTTGCGCGCGCCCGCCTCGAGCGTGCCGGTGATGAGCGCGGCCGGAACGCCCGCCTCGCGGAAGGCCTCCGTCACATGCTCGGCATGGGCGACGGTCGAGCAGAAAACCACGGTCTGCCGGTCGCCCGCCTTTTCCTTCCAGTGGCGGATCACCTCGTCCGTGACCGGCGCGCGGTCCATGATCTCTGCCACCTCGGCCATGTCGTAATCCGACATGGTCTTGCGCACAGAACGCAGCTCGTCCTGCACGCCCACGTCGATGACGAAGGTCCGGGGCGGCACGAGGTGGCCGGAGGCGATCAACTCGCTCAGTCGGACCTGGTCGGCGACGTTGTCGAAGACCTCGCGCAGCCCCTTCCGGTCACCCCGGTTGGGTGTCGCCGTGACGCCGAAAACCCGGGCCTGCGGATTGGCGTCGCGCACCCGGTCGATAATGCGGCGGTAGCTCTCGGCTACCGCGTGATGCGCCTCGTCGATGACCAGAAGATCGAGCTTCGGCATGGCCGCGAGATTGGCGGCCCGCGCCAGCGTCGGCGCCATGGCGAAGGTGATCTGGCCGTCCCAGGACTTGGCGGTGGCATCGACGACGGATGTGCCGATGCCGGGATTGACCCGGGCGAACTTCGCCCGGTTCTGGTTGGTCAGCTCGTCGCGATGGGCGAGCACGCAAGCCCTGGCGCCGTCCCCGGTCATATTGCCGGTGACGGCCGAGAGCATGATCGTCTTGCCCGCGCCCGTGGGCGCCACGCCCAGCGTGTTGTCGCGGGTCGAGAGCGCAGCGAGGCTGCGCTCCACGAAGAGTTTCTGGCGGGGACGGAGGAGCATCGCGCCCTCACTGCGCCCAGGCGGGACGACTGGGGACTGGCGCGGACTGCGCGGGCTGCTGCACCGGCTGCTGTGGGGCGGGCTGCGCGGGTGGCTGATAGCCGTGCTGCGCCGCCAGCCCCATGACCTGCGCGTAGTCGCGATGGTCGGGCGTGACCGCGGCGCGGATCTCGTTCTTCTCCTCGCCCATGGCGTCGCTGCCGACGTCGATGCGGGCGACGAACTCGATCCCGTCGAGATCGGCAAAACCGCCGATCCTCCGCGCCGCCTGCGCCTGCGGGGACTGATCCTTGTCCGAGATCCCGCGCGCCGAGTTCAACATGCCGCGCACGAGGCTGCGGCCCATGTTGGCCCAGTCCGGACCCTTGGGGCTGTAGAGACCGATCAGTGTGAAGATCTTGCGCCGGGCGTACTGGCCTTCGGTGACCGTGAACTCGCCGTTGAGGTAGACAGCCCCGGTCGAACCGCGGGTGGCATAGCCCCCGGTCCAGCCCTGCGACGGGTCGTCGAAACCGCCGGGGCGGATGGTCAGGCGCACCTTGGCCAGCGTTCCCTTGGGGATGAGGTTGGTGTTGCTTTGCGCGTCGTTGAAGTCGTTCCAGAGACCGGACATGGCTCGGGTCCTTTCAGTTGGTGGGATAGGCATGGGTGTCGGTCGCCGTCGGACCGGGCGGTGGGGGCAGCTGCGGCGGCGAATATGTCAGCCGCCGTTCCGCAGGGATCAGCGGGCCGCGGATCTTCTCCATCAGCCGGCCGAGATGAGGCTCTTCGACCAGGTCGAGGCGGCCGGAGCGGTCCTTGGCCGGGTAGTCCCACGGGTTCAGCGTCTGGCAGACGAAAGCCCGCTGAGGCCGGTTCAGCTTGTCCGGAAAGCTGGCCATCGTGATGACCTGATCGACGATGCCGGGCAGCTCGAGCCCGGTCTTCGAGCCGTCGATCTGCGGGACGAAGACCTTGCGATTGAAGTCGTCGAGCTTCTCGTCGAGGATCCCGACGAACCAGACATTCTTGCCGCGCGTGTGCTGGAGGTGGGTCAGCCAGCCGATCATCTCGCGCCCGTGAAGCCCGTAGGCGCCGCGGACATCGGGTTTCCCGGTCTTTTCCGAGTGCGCCTCCGGTTGCCCGCGGCACCACTGGAAGCAGAGCCGCCCGGCCACGGTGATCGAGTCGATGAAGACGGTGTCGTATTTGGCGAGGACGCGCGGATCGCCGAACCGGCCGCACACCTCGTCGAAATGCGCCTGGCTGTAGGGCTGTTCGGGCCGGAGCGCCGGGTTCGGGCCGCCGATGAAGACCGCGAAGTCGCGGCACTCCTTCCAGGTCCGTGGCCGGACCACGTCGATGAGCATTCCCTCGATGGCGAGGTCGCCCGCCTCGAGGTCGAAGAACAGCGTGGTCGAGGCTTCCAGCGTCCAGAGCAGGCTGGTCTTGCCGATCCCGGAGGGGCCGAAGATCACGCCCTTGATGCCCCGAGTCTCGGCCAGCCGCTGATCGGCCGTGATGATGGGGAGGCTCACGCGCGGTCCTCCTGCGGCAGGATCGCGATCTTCAGCGCGCCGGTCTTCACGGTTCGGGCGGGTTCGAAGCCTTGGCGGATCGCCTCGGGCCACGCGACATAGGCGCGTTCGGGCACCTTGAAGCTGATCTCGACGTATTCGGATGGGTCGTCGCCGGCGGCGCGGATGCGCTCGACCATGGCGGCGAGCTGGGCCTGGTCCCATTCGACGCACTTCGGCAGATCGGCGACCACGGTGAAATCGCCATCGGCAAGGCGGACAGTGCCGATATCCTTGTCGCAAGCGCGGCGGGCTTCGGCGGCGCGGGCAGCGTAACGGACCTCGAGGGCCGCCGAGAAGCGCGCGGTGACGGCCTTCATCTGCTTCGCGGCAGCGTCGATCTCGTGCTGCATTGCGGCCAGTAGCTCGACCGGAAGCTGGGCGATCTCGCCTGCGGGCAGGTTGATCAACTCGTCGATACTGGGGGTGTTCTGCGGGAATGGCATGGGGGCCTCCGTGATTGGGGATAGGGTCAGGCGGCCTCGAGGAGGCGCATCGAAAGGGCGGCGCCGGCAGGACCGGGCTTCGGCCGGGCGACGGCGATGTAGGCGAAATGGTCGGGGCCAAGCCGGGCCTGCACGAGGTGGACGAGCCGCTGCTCGGCGGCACGCAGCGCAGCGGCAGCGACACCGCGCAGGGTGCGCTGGCGCTCGGGCGTGAGGTTCGAGACGGCCCCAGTGGCGTCGACGGCGAGGAAGCCGCGGTGGTAGACCAGCGCCTCGCCCGGGGCGGCCTGCGCGATCCAGGCGGACAGCCCCACCTCGTCGAGCGCGGGACCGGCGGCGCCGAAGATCGACACGACCCGGCTGCCGTGGATGGCGGAACGGCGCTCCATCATGCCGCCCCCCGCGCGCTGTCGGCGGTGTGCGTGAGCTGGTCCTTCTCGAAGGCGAGGATGTCCTCGAGCCGGTAGACCACCCGGCCGCCGAGTTTCATGTAGGCGGGGCCTTCCCCGGCCCATCGCCAGCGCTCGAGCGTGCGGTGCGAGATCGTCCAGCGCCGCGCGAGTTCCTTTTGTGTGAGGCAGGTCTTCTGCTGCATCGTCGTCTCCCGGTGTCGTTTGTCGGGAGCACGATGCGAAATCCCGCGAGGGGATGTCGTCAGGATTGGAGTGGGATTGTCAGGAGCCTTTCAATCCAAGGGAGAACGGCTCTGTGGGGGATCGCCATCCCCCTCTCATCCCCCGGCGCATCCCACCGCAGGGGATGGGGTGGGCACGCGGATGGGAGGGATGGCGCGGGCTCAGAGCCCGAGCAGGCGATAGGCGCCGCGGCCGTCCGATTCGATCAGCAGCCGCCAGTTCTTCTTCGACTTGAAGACATCGGACATCTTGAGGCTGCGCGAGCCCGCGGCGGCGAGGATCGCTTTGCCACTCTGCCAAGGCTCGCCGCGCCCGGCAGCCTCGTGCAGCGCGCGCACGGCCTGCGCCTGGATCGCACCCAGCCGGAAGTGCTGACCGTTGCAGCGGACATCCTGGTAGTCGGCGGAGGCATGGAACGCGCCGGGTCGTGGTCCGGCAGCCGCTCCGGCAAATCCCGTCTCGGCCTCGAAGCGGTCACGCTCGTCCCGCCTGAGGAAAAGATCGCGCTGCCGCACGGTGATGAGCTCTCGCTCCCCTGTCAGGCAGGCATAGTCGGCCTTGTGCGAGCGGAAGCGGCTGAGCTTCACCTCGCCATGCCGGAACAGCTGGAAGACGTCATGGGCGTGGAGATCCAGGAGCCCGTTGAACGGCCCCCGCTCGAAGGGCACGGAGAATCGCTCCCCCTCCGGCGTCTCCTCGTAGTCACCGAGTTCGACGGGCAGGTTGAACACCCGGATCGACAGACGCAGCTGGTCGTTCTCGGCCAGGTAGACGAGGTCCGCCTCGGACATGGACCAGCGCTCGAGGATCTCCGGCAGGGTGAAATACGACTTCTCGATCTCCATCCGGTCCCCCGAGTCCCATGTGCGATTGTTTAGGTTTTGTTCTAATCGCTTGACGGGTCCGCATCAATCCTGTTTTATCCTATTTCATCCACATATCCTTGGGGAAAACATGACCGAGCAGCACACCCTGGCCGAACGCCTGCGGGCCCGCGCCCATCAGCTCGGCCTGACGCCTGCCCATGTCGCCGAGATGGCCGGCGTACACCGCTCCTTCGTCTACGACATCCTGCGCGGCCGCTCCGCGCGCCCGGGCCTCGACCGACTGGCCGAGGTCGCCCGAGTTCTGAAGGTGGACCGCGACTGGCTGATCCACGGTATCGGCGAGGTCGAGGGAACGCCCCCCTTTGTGGACAATCCCGACGATGCCTTCGTGGCCATCGCGCACGCCACCCCGCGCCCCGCGATGGGCGGCGGCGCGGTCGTGACGGAAGACGGTGACACCCCCGGCCGTGTCTATCACTTCCGCCAATCGTGGATCCGCCACAAGCTCAAGGCCAGCCCGTCTCAACTGCGCATCATGCATGTGGAGGGCGACAGCATGGCGCCGACGCTGCTGAGCGGCGATGCCGTGCTGGTCGACATGACCCGCCGCGCCCCCAACCCGCCCGGCATCTTCGTGCTGGACGACGGGCTGGGACTGGTCGCCAAGCGACTCGAGCACATCCCGAACAGCGACCCGCCCGCGGTGCGCGTCATCTCCGACAACAAGCACTACCCCGAATACGAAAGAACGGCCGACGAGATCCACATCGTCGGCCGCATCCGTTGGTTCGCGCGGGAGATCTGAGGTGATCGCGTTTCGGGAAATCGACGATGCCGATCCGGCGCTGGCGTTCTCGCCGCTGCTACGTGGTGTCGAGAAGACCTTCGCCTGGATCGGCGAACACGGCGGCATCCCCCTGACGCCGTCCAAGGCGTTCAAGCGGGTATTCGTGCATTGGGCCGCGGCCGAGTTCGACTGGCCCGGCCACACCGAGGCGGACCTCTTCGCCGTCAACAAGGTACTGAACGAGCCTGACTTCGCCCCGCTCACGGTGCTGCACGACCTGATGATCGCGATGAAGCTCGGGCGGCACTACAAGGGTGAGTTCCGCCTGACCAAGACCGGCCAGGCGCTGACGGGCCATCCAGGCCGGATTTTCGGCACGGTCGTCCCGTTCTTCCTGTTCCGGATCAACCACGCCAGCATGTCGCGGTTCGACGACGTGCCGATCCTCGGCAACTGGGACGTTTTCCTTAACGTCCTGAACACCGAGACCGAGGACGGCGCCACTGGCGCCCACCTTCGCCGCGTGCTTTTCGGCGAGCCCGAGGAAGGGCCCGTCCCGCGCTATGACGATGTGATGGGCCAGCTCTACATCCAGGTGCTGCGCCCGCTCTGTTGGGCGGGACTTCTACAGCAAGAGCGAGGAACGCCGAGCTATCGGTTCGAGAACGCGGTGTTCATGAAGACGCCGTTGTGGCGGGCGACGCTGCGGCTGGAGACCGATGGGATGGTGCTACGGTCGATGCGACATTGAAGCCGGCTGCCGACACACACCCGTATTCTCAACTAATTGAATCAATCGGAACCGTGGCCAGAGGTTTCCCCTTCATCCGATTCAGTTCTTTCCGAAAAAGCATCTACAACTACGAGAAAGGACTCACACGGCAGTTCCCCGAGTTGCAGTGCATCATCGAACGCGGAAAGTGTCTTTCTAAGATATTTTGCCGCGAGGATACACCAATGAGTGTCGGGTTCTAATGAGGGCAAGATGGGCAGGAAGTGGAAATTATGAGATCAGTTCTCGCAATATTCTACATTGATCCTGCCCACATGCGACCAGTAGGAATGGACCGCTGCGCTAAATGGCTGGAAAACATAGTTGTAGAAATCGATACAGCCCGCCTCTTCAGCCATTATTCTTGTATTCTTTCCAGACCAGCTCCCAAGGTTAACCTCTACCAGAAACTCAAGCCTCTGCGATTCAAGCCAATTCTTGAGGCATTCGGTGTAAGCGTTGTGCTCGTCAGCTGCCGCGCTTGGGTTGCGTTTTATCTCCTCCTCCCGATGCGCAATCTCCAATTTTATCGCTCCCAGCCCATCGGACACATACATCGGGACCCTGACTTTTGGATCACCGAGAAGCCAAACAAGTGTGATGTGAACATCTGCCATTGCGCGAAGCAATACAGGTGCAACATTTGGGTTCCAGGTGCTTGGCGCCGACACGATTTCGATAGCCAGAGTCGCTTGACGCGCAAGGAGGGCAAGCAGAACTTGCTGCTCCTCAACGTTTCCCAAGTCAATCTTCCAAGCGGCCTGTCTCGATCTGACATCCTTGTTGGCAAAATGCCTATATGCAATAATGAAGCCTTCGATCCCCTCAGTCACTTCCGGAAGCTCTGGAATATCTTGGTGCTTCCCGATGCAGCCACCTAAATCAGAAATTGTTTCCCAAAAGGACGCGGCCCAATTGCTAAGTTTTTGATCGCCAGCACCATTGTCGCCAAGCAGGAACATTGGCGCCATGGCCCTGAAGAACGCTCCAGCTGCCCGCGATTCATGGGTGGATGGATATTTCTCTATATCCCGGAGAGCCTCTTCTGCCTTTGTCGCCATTTCGGATGCAAGAACAATTCGCCCCTGGGTCAGGCCGAGGTAGGCCGCCGTGGTCACAGCTAGCGTGGCATCTCTTCCGCGCCTATCATACAATGCCTCAAGGATATCGGAGATCTTATCAAGCGCCACGCTTGAACTTTGTGCAGATGAAATACCCAGAAAAGCGAGTGGAAAATCTGGCCAAATCGCAGAAACTGGCTCCAGCGCAGTTCTCAATCGTTCCAAAATGCAGGATGGGATTTTATGCGTTACTTCCTCTCCCTCCTCTGGGCTTAGTTCGGAGAATGAGGAAAGTTTCGCAAAAAGTGGCTTAGGATCTTTCGAGCTCGTGTCGCTGGCGGTTTTCCCTAAGACTTGGGCAGCTTCGACGCCGTCTTGCATCCCAAACTCACGGGTCAAGATTGATAACCAGAAGAACTCCGGAACAAGTTGCGTCGCCCAAGAGTATGGCGAGTAGTTCTGCCCCATCATTGCAAGCAAGGGCGGCACCAACCGGCGCCGCCGTCGAACATGATCCTTCAATACCAATTTCTGACCTTTCAATGTGAATAGTGACAGGGGGATCAACGTCCGGTTCCGCTGAGGTTCACAACCGTTGGCGGGCTATCGCCTTCAATGAATCAAGCTTTTCTAGAATTCAGCGTCAAGTGAACACCAGCGCAACATGCACGACCTGCTGCGCAAAGCTACTCCCCCTTTCGACAACCCCTTGTTTTGACTTGAAATCCATCGCCGCGAGCGGTGAACACGGAGCAAATCGCCTCAGGAGGTTCGCTCCCCATGCAAGACGACATCGCCTTCGCGCCGCCCGCCGAGACGCTCACCACCGATGAGCGGCTGGCGGAGCTGGCCGCCATCCTCGCCGACGCCATTATGCGCACCAACCCACAGGAATCGAACGAAAAGTCTCCGCTCGACGGAGACAGTTCGCTGGACATTCTCGCCCTCAGACGCCGTCGTCGGAGACAGGTGCAAAACCGAGTTGGAGACGATGCATGAGGAAAAACACAAGGAAGTCAGGCGCGAAGGCCGCGCTTGCGGGCCAGGCCGAGGGGATCGACGTCCTTGCCGAACTGGCGGCGCTGAAGGCAATGACAGTGCCCGAGTTGCAGGGCAAGTGGCGGGTCATGTTCGGCGAGCCCGCGCCGAACGCCAGCCGCGGGAATCTGGAGCTGCGGATCGGCTACCGCATCCAGGAACTCGCCCATGGTGGCATCAAGCCCGCCACGCGCCGCACGCTGGACGCGCTGGCGGCCGAGGTCGCCTCGGGGACGCCGGGCCCGCTGATTGCGGATCCCCGCCGCCCAATCCCCGGCACCAAGCTGGTGCGCGAATGGCAGGGCGAGGAGCAGGTCGTCACGGTGCTGACCGACGGCTTCGAATGGCAGGGGCGGCGCTTCAAGTCGCTCTCGGCCGCGGTGCGCGCGATCACCGGCAGTCACTGGAACGGGTGGAAGTTCTTCGGGCTGGCCCATGGCGCGGAGGCCCGCCCATGAGCCGTGCGAAGCCCGAACCCGTCCGCCGCTTGCGCTGCGCCATCTACACCCGCAAGTCGAGCGAGGAAGGGCTCGACATGGAGTTCAACAGCCTCGACGCCCAGCGTGAGGCCTGCGAGGCCTACATCGCTTCGCAGGGCGCCGAGGGCTGGGTGGCGCTGCGCGACCGCTATGACGATGGCGGCTTCTCGGGCGGGACGCTGGACCGGCCCGCGTTGGCGCAGTTGATCGCCGACATCGAGGCCGGGCTGATCGACGTGGTCGTGGTCTACAGGATCGACCGCCTCAGCCGCGCTCTTATGGATTTCTCGAAGCTGGTGGAGATTTTCGACCGCCAAGGCGTCACCTTCGTCTCGGTGACGCAGTCCTTCAACACCACGACGTCCATGGGGCGGCTGACACTGAACATCCTGCTCAGCTTCGCCCAGTTCGAACGCGAGGTGATCGGCGAACGCATCCGCGACAAGTTCGCCGCCTCGCGCCGCAAGGGCATGTGGATGGGCGGTCCGGTGCCGCTTGGCTACGTCGTCAAGGACCGCAAGCTGGTGATCGAGCCCGCCGAGGCCGAGCACGTCCTGACGATCTTCCGCCTCTATGCGCGGTCAAGTTCCACCGCGCAGGTGCTGAAGGAATTGCATGCGCGCGGCATCCGCACCAAACGCGGCGCGGTGTTCGACCGGGGCTACCTGCTGAAATTCCTGCACAACAAGGTCTATCTCGGCCTCGCCGTGCACAAGGACGAGGTCCATCCAGGCGAGCATAAGGCGATCATCGACCAGAAGCTGTGGGACGAGGCGCATGCCGTGATGGCCAACAACCGCGTGGCGCGGGCGGCGGTGGCGCGAACGGCGCAGCCTGCGCTCCTGCGCGGGCTGATCTTCACCGAGACCGGTGCCGCCATGACGCCCCACCACACCAAGCGGAAGGGCAAGCGCTACTGTTACTACACCTCGATGGACGTTATCCGAAAACGCCCAGCGGCCGAGCTGCGCGGGCCGCAGCGCCTGCCGGGTGCGATGGTCGAGGAGGCGGTGATCGGCGAAATCCGTCGCATGCTGCGCACGCCCGAGGTGGCGGCGCGCACAGCGCGGGCGGTGCGGAAGGACCGTCCCGATCTCGACGAAACCACCGTCGTTGCCGCGCTGGCGCAGTTCGACGACCTGTGGAAGGCGCTCATCCCGGCCGAGCAGGCGCGCATCGTCCAGCTACTGGTCGCGCGCATCACCGTCAGCGAGGCGGGGCTCGCCATCGACCTGCGCCACGACGGCCTCGGCGCCATCGCTGCGCTGATGGCCCCGCCGAAGAAGGAGGTCGCCTGATGCCCGAGCCCGAGACCCTTCGCGTCCACATCCCCCTCGAGCTCCGCCGTCGCGGTGGTCGTCCCCGGATCCTTCCGCCGAAGCACGTCGAGGCCGCCATGGACCGCGGGCAGGATCCCCACCTCCTGCGGGCCATCGGCCGCGCATGGGGCTGGCGGCAGCGGCTGGAACGCAGCGACGTCGCCACGCTCGCCGATCTGGCCGCCGACGAGGGCCTCTCCGACCGCTACGTCAGCCGCCTCCTGCGCCTCGCATGGCTGGCGCCCGAGGTGCTCGAGCGGCTTGTCATCCACCGCGAGCCCTCGACCATCAGCATCTATGACCTGTGCTTCGTGGCATCCCTGCCGTGGGACGAGCAACCGGCGCGGGTATTCGACTGAAGCTGAGCATTTTGGCGACTAAAGACGTCAACCAAGTGCGGCAGCGATTTTCTTTTGATTGCGGTGATTTGCGATCCCGATCTATCCTGCTTGCAGGAAGAGGCCCGTGCTGATCCTTGGCCTTCAAGTTGGAATGCTGATGGCGATCACCGCGGATAAGATCCTTTCTGCTCTTGAAGATGAGCGAACAGCCGCGCAGCGCGGGCTGCCCTTCAAAGTCCTGTCCTCACGGCGGCAAGGAAATCTCGTCATACTGGCCGTTGAACCCATGCGAGATGGACGTTCAAGCGCAGCACTTGATGATAGCCTCGAGGGGTCACGCGCTGTCTGGTATGGCCAGAGCAGCGGTCGAGGGGAGGTCGTTGTTGTCGACCCCGACAAGGGCGAGTTCGCCCTTCGGTTCGTCCAAGGTCCACTGCCAGACGCCGATGAGCGCGTCACTCTTTATCCCCAGGACTTCATCACGCCACTCATAGAGTTGTGGCAGCGGGAGCCAACCAGGAAAAAAGCTGCAGCGGCTCTACGCCGGAGTGAGAAAGAGCCCGCAGCGGAAACGAAGGCACTTCCCGCCGACTTTTCCATGCTCCGCGCTCGGCAGGAGCAGGCTGTGTCGTTGCCCTTGAATCGCTTGGGATTGCTTCATGGGCCGCCTGGCACTGGCAAGACGTTCACGATTGGGGGCATGATAGCGTATCTGCTTACCAGGTTCAGGAACGCGAAGATCCTTGTCAGCGGCCCAACAAACACGGCAGTTGATTCAGCGCTGATTGCCGCGGATGACTGGCTGAATCGAATTGGGCGTGACGATCTCCGACAATCGATGAAGCGGATCGGTTCCCGTTTCGACACGCAAAAATTCCGTGGTCGTGAACACTTGCTCGCGCAGGGCATCTATGAGGCGTCGCTGGAAATCAGCATGCTGGAGCTCGAGGAGCCTTCGAAGAACGACATCGAGCGCTACGTCGCCTGGAAAGAGAAACTGGAGACTGCGCGAGCCAAGCTGAAGACGGATGTCGCGCACATCTCAGCTTCTTCGCGCGTGGTCGCGATTACGGCCAACTCCCTATTCCGCCACTTCGACAGCATCGCGAACCCCGGCGTTGGGGCGTGGCATTTCACAATCGCTGATGAAGCCAGTCAGATCATGTTGCCGGCGGCTCTGATGGTCGCCAGCGTCGCGAAATGCGCCACGTTTGCTGGAGACCCGCAACAGCTTGCTCCGATCGTCCAAAGCGACGATCTGTCAACGCAAGCGATCCTAGGCAAGACAGCGTTTGACGTCTTCAAGGATGCTCCCAGCGTCTTCCTCAATGAGCAATCGCGGATGTGTCAAGGCGTCTGCGATATAGTCTCGCACACATTCTACGGTGGCGAGCTCATTGTATGCCGGAAAGCCGCTCGAGATCCGGAATGGAAGCGAGCTCGTTCTCCATGGTATCTCGATGGTCGAGAGATACCGCGTGTGCTCATAGACGACCGTGCAGGCGACGCGACCTGGTCGAAGAAGTACAATGGCAAGATCCGTTTTGCATCCGCCGAGATCATTGCCGCTTCGGTCCACGAGCTGCTCGGATCCTACGTTGAAGCGGACGACATCCTGATCCTTACACCGTTTCGCGCTCAGCGCGCTCTCATAAGGTCGATGCTTGGACGCCAGGGGCAGAAGGAAGTTCGTGTCAGTACAGTCCACCGAGCACAGGGTAGCGAGCGAAAGATCGTGATATTCGATCCCGTCGATGCTGGGAGCCCGTTTCTGAACAGCGAGACCGGTCGTCGGCTCATCAACGTTGCTGCGTCCCGTGCTCAAGCGCACCTCATCATTCTCGCTGGTGAAACCGATCTTCGCAACCCGTTCCTTTCCGCCATATCCGTTCGCGCACGACGGCTTTGGGATGGGAACGGTGATTACGCAAACCCGCTTCGAGTTCGCCTTCGGCAAGCTTAGAGCACCGTCATCGCTACGCGCCATTCGGCCAGCGCACCCAGCGGCTGCGCCTCTCGCGTGTTGCGGCTCTGTTCCTCTCGAAGGGGATCAACACAAGGACCGAAGTTTTGGCGGGGTGGAAACTCAGGCCATTGGAAATGCGTGGAAAAATTCGACCGAACCGAATTCAACGAGGTTCGCCCGAACAGAGACGAAAGGCCGTTCAGAGCCCGGAACGGGCCAGGCGCGCAGTCTCAGAGGTTCGTATGGGGGAGACAAAGCCCTTTGAAAACACGACCATTTTCGCGCCAAGAGGGGCGCCTGTCCGTATTCGTAACAGGGATGGTGGCGGAGAGACAGGGATTCGAACCCTGGAGACGGTTGCCCGTCTACACGCGTTCCAGGCGTGCGCCTTCGACCACTCGGCCACCTCTCCCTTGGCCATGGTCGTACTCGCAAAGTCTTGACCGTTGCAAGAGCGTGCGGTCGGTCGTGTCCGGCGTCTGTCAACGTAGTTGTCGCCTCTTGTTTGGCATTCAGGCGGCCATCTGGAGCGGCTGGCCGGCCATGGGGCCGCCGCCGCCAGCTTTGTGGGGGAGCGCGTCGGCGTCCCCATGGCCTTCGCGCTTCTGGTCTGGCCGTTCGGGGTTGAGCCA